ACCGGATGGCCGCCCGATTTTTCCCCCCCCCCCACGTGGCGCGCTCGTGGCCGCTGGATCTCCCTCCCCCTGGCGTGCTCTCTCTCTCTGTCATGCATCTCAATTCAGTTAAGCGCTTATTTGGAGTCCGCGAAATGAGTTCACCGCTTTGTTTGAGATCCGTGTACTGAGTCAAGGCGCTTTAATTCAAATTAAAGTTGGGCATTTTATACTGACCAATCAAATTTCGTGTGGGGAGTCTAGTTAATATAAACATGTTAAATGTATCAGCCCCATCTGTTTTGGAATTTGAATTATTGTGGCGCGCCTTGACAGCTTGGGTCATATTGTGATTGATTATGTCGCGTGACGTGTACCAATTATATTTATTATCTGGAGTCATTTTAAGATCATATGGATACAGGAATTTCATATTTAAATTCCGTTGTGAATTAGCATATGTGTATTAACTAAAATGTATGCTCCTAAATATAGACGTTGTTGGTCCTCTACACAACGACGAGGGCATACACGACCGTCATTGTTCAAACGATTTAATGCTGGAAAGCGATACGATGGGAAACGTCGCATCAGCAATCCTAGTCAGGCGAGTGATGAGACCAAGATGACCCCACAGCGTATTCATGAGAACCAGTTTGGCCCAGATTTTGTTATGGGTCATAATACTGCCATATCTACGTTTATCACATACCCCACAATTGGTAAGAATGAGCCATGCCGATCCAGGTCATATATTAAGTTGAAACGGCTACGTTTCAAAGGCACTGTGAAGATTGAGCGTGTACAAGCCGATGTGCTCATGGATGGTCCCCTACCAAAGATTGAGGGAGTATTCTCCTTGGTGGTTGTGGTGGATCGCAAACCTCATTTGAGCTCCTCTGGTTGCCTGCATACGTTTGATGAGATATTTGGTGCTAGGATCAACAGTCATGGAAATCTTGCCATAAGCCCTGCTTTCAAGGACAGATTCTATATACGTCATGTCCTTAAACGTGTCATATCAGTGGAGAAGGATTCTATGATGATGGATCTTGAAGGGACAACATCTCTGTCTAACAGGCGTTATAACTGTTGGTCCTCGTTTAGGGATCTAGAACGTGAATCATGTAATGGGGTCTATGCTAATATAAGCAAGAACGCCCTGTTAGTTTATTATTGCTGGATGTCGGACACTTTGTCAAAGGCATCGACATTTGTATCATTTGATCTTGACTATGTCGGATAGACATATTTAATTGAGAATATAATAAGAGTTTTAATACTAATATTAAGAGATATGTTCAGTAACATGGTAATACTGAGGTTAAGCATTTAAATCTTATAATTATTGCAAAGATTTGGGCTGAGATGGAGTACAGTTGGTGTTAATACATTCTTGGACCGTGGATCTAACCAGGTCGTTTAACTGGGCTATTGACATGGTTATGTTGGACTGGGCCCTTTGTGCCCCAACTATTGAGGCTGAGTCGCCCGGGTCCAATACGGTGGATCCTAATCTGTTCAGCTCTCTATAGGGATGCAGCCTATCACCTATGTCTGATTCCGCATCATTAAGGCCCGTTCCTATTGTGCTCCTGGAAGCCCATGACTCACCGGGCTTTATTTCAATTGGGCCTTGAAGTCCAAACCTTGATGTTGATGCGGACCTGATCATCTTTCTCTCCCATTTCCCATAGCCCACGTGAGAGAAGTCGATATCCTTCTCATTGAATTGTTTGGATAGGATCTTAACGGTGGGAGCGCGGAAAGGGATATCAACGGAATGTTTTGCCGTCGACAGTTTCAGTTTCCCTTTGAATTTTGCGAAATGGGTTCTCTGATGAACATTTGAGTCGCAAACCTTGTAATAGAGCTTCCATGGGATTGGGTCTTTGAGAGAGAAGAATGAGGACGAGAAATAGTGGAGATCTATGTTGCATCTTATCGGGAAAGTCCATGACGCCTGTAGGGACTCGTTGTCTGTCATTCTCTTGTCGTGGATCTCCACAACCACCGTCCCGGCGGCGTTGATTGGAACCTGTTGCCTGTATTCTATGACGCAATGGTCTATCTTCATACAGCTACGACTGAGCCTTGCGCTTAATTGAGCCGCCGTCGAAGGAAATTGCAGGATTATCTCAGTTAGGTCATGAGATAGCTGATATTCGTCGCGGTGCGATTCTATGTAGTTAAAGGCGTTTGGAGCTTGAGCTAACTGAGAATCCATATATGTGAAAAAAGGTCGCGCAGCGACAGCGATTGAGTTAATTTAATGTGTCTGAGAGAAATTCTGAAGAGAATTTAGATTTGTTTTGGTAACTAAAGGATACGTTTTGGGAATATGATAATTAAGAGAAGTTTAACTGGATTTGTATTAGAGGAATTGAGAGGAGATATTCTCTGTCTAAGTTGTTATGAATAAGAGCTGTTATGTTAGCCTCTTTAAATAGAACGACGCGTTTTGGAGCTGATGGCATTTTTGTAATAAGAGGGATGTCACCAATTGAGCTCTCTCTCAAAACTCTAAAGCAATTGGTGACATTGGTGACAATTTATATGTAGGAGTTCCATAACCTCCAGGGGCACGTGGCGGCCATCCGATATAATATT